TTCCTGGTGGTGTTCTTCGCCGTCGACGATGACGACGACGAGTTCGACGAATCCGCTTGGCCCAAGGCCAACCCGCTGATGGACGCCAACCCGCACCTACTGAAGGCGATCCGCAAGGAGGCCGTCGAGGCGCGGCAGATGCCCTCGAAGCTTGCCGAGTTCAAGATCAAGCGGCTCAACCGGCCGGCGTCTTCTGCCACCGGCTGGGTGGACCTGACGAAGTGGCAGAGGTGCGGGGGCGCGGGCGATCTGGGCTGGCTCGAAGGGCCGCCGTGCTGGGGCGCATTCGATCTGGCGAGCACGCTGGATATGACGTCCTGGCGCCTGGTCTGGAAGGTTGACGACGTCTATTAGACCTGGGGACGTAGCTTCGTCCCGGCGGACGCGGTGCGGGCACGCACGGAGCGCGGTGTGGTGCCGTAAGCGGGCTGGGTCGCGGCCGGGTTGATTGAAGCGACCGAAGGAGAGGTGACCGACTACAGCGTGGTGGCGGCGAGGATTCGCGAGGACATCGCCCGCTTCGGTCCCCAGGCGATCGGCTATGACCGCTGGAACGCAGCTGAAATTGCGCAGCGCCTCTTGGCCGACGGGCACCCGCTGGTCGAGTTCAACCAGACCACGAAGAACTCCCACCCCGCGATGCAGGAGCTGGAGCGGGCCTACATAGGCAAGAAGATCCAGCACGGAAACGACCCGGTCCTGAACTGGTGCGCGTCCAACCTCATCGCATTGAAAGATGGAAACCTGAACATGAAGCCCGACAAGAAGCGGTCGCCGGACAAGATCGATGACATGGCGGCTCTGCTGATGGGCATTGGTCTTTCCATGAGCTCTGACGAGCAGGGTGACATGGACGGATTCCTCAGCGCTCCGATCCGGAGTCAGTCGTGACTGGCCCGGCAATTAAGCAGCCGGGCCGGATCGCCACAGCCGTCAGGGCTTGGCTGGGTATTCCACTGTCCCTGGCGGACGAAGAAGGCTGGTCTGCCATTGGAGGCGCAAGGGGGCCAGCAGGCGTGTCCGTTACGGCCGCTACTGCCATGCAGGTTTCTGCCGTATGGGCATGCGTGCGTTTGATATCGGAGACCATCGCGACGCTCCCCTTGGGGATGTACGAACGGTCTTCCAGCGGAAAGCGACCTGCATCACAGCACCCTCTGCATTTCCTAATTCACGACCAGCCAAACTCGGACTCGGCGGCCTCGGTGTTCTGGGAGGCAATGGTCGCCGCAATGCTACTGCGAGGTGCCGGACGTGCCGAGAAACTCATGATTGGTGGAAGGCTTGTCGGGGTTCAGTTCCTCAATCCGGACCGTCTCGCGCCATCGCGGGGACCTGACGGCAAAAAGCAGTGGCGCTACACCGAGGACGACGGGCGTCAGCGGATAGTTCCTCGTGATCGGATGTGGGAGATCCCCGGCTTCACGCTCGATGGAAAGAATGGTGTCTCGGTGATCGCATACGGCGCACACGTTTTTGGCGGCGCCATCGCCGCTGACAGGGCGGCCGCTCGTACCTTCAGCAACGGCATGCTGCAGACCGTCTACTACAAAATCGCGGCATTCCTGAAGCCAGGCCAGCGCGACGAGTTTCGGCAGAACGTGCTCGGTGCCGTGGAGCGCGGCGAAACGCCCCTTCTGGAAGGCGGTACTGACGTGGGGACGATCGGCATTAACCCCGCCGATTCCCAACTGCTGCAGTCTCGCGGATTTAGTGTCGAAGAGGTTTGCCGCTGGTTCCGGGTTCCGCCCTGGATGGTCGGCCACACTGAGAAGTCATCCAGCTGGGGAACCGGCATCGAGCAACAGATGATTGGCTTCCTGACCTTTACGTTGGCGCCCTGGCTTAAACGCATCGAGCAGGCGATAAACAAGGACCTTCTCCCGACAGGCGACCGAGCTCGCTTCTATCCGAAGTACTCGGTAGAAGGTTTGCTTCGTGCTGACAGCGCCGGCAGGGCAGCTTTCTACACCGCCATGGTCAACAACGGCGTGCTCACGCGGGACGAAGTGCGCGAGCTTGAGGACCGCGAGCCCATGGGCGGAAACGCAGCGGTGCTGACAGTGCAGAGCGCCATGACCACGCTGGACAGCATCGGGCATGCATCCGACGCCAACCAGGCCCGGGCTGCGATTCGCGCGTTCCTGGGTTTTCAAGACGAGCCACAGAAGGACTGAACGCATGACGATCAAGAAGCTGCCGGGTGCACCGGAGGGCAGGGTGTGCGCAGGTGTTAGCAGCCAGCTCCAGCCGCGTGCGTTGGACCGCTGGAACCCGGGCGTCCGAGCAGCCGCCAATGAGAACGCTGATAGATCGATCAGCGTGTACGACGTCATCGGCCAGGACTACTGGACCGGCGAGGGGGTCACCGCCAAACGCCTCGCTGGCGCCCTTCGCAGCCTGGGCAAGGGCCCTGTCATCGTCAATATCAACAGTCCCGGCGGCGATATGTTCGAGGGCTTGGCTATCTATAACCTGCTGCGCGAGCACGATGGCGAAGTGACAGTGAAGGTCCTGGGCCTTGCGGCGTCGGCGGCCTCTGTGATCGCCATGGCAGGCGACACCGTGCAGATCGCCCGTGCGGGGTTCCTGATGATCCACAACGCCTGGGTGGTCGCCGCCGGCAACCGCAATGATCTCCGCGAGTACGCCGAGACGCTGGAGCCGTTCGACCGAGCGATGGCCGACATCTACGCCGCGCGCACCGGTCAGGACCAAAACGCAATGGCGAAGCTGATGGACGCCGAGACCTGGATAGCTGGTAGCGACGCGATCGAGGGCGGCTTCGCCGACGAGCTGTTGCCGACCGACCAGGTCGAGCGCGGCGCCGGCAAGACAAGCGCCTCGGCGGTGCGGCGTATCGAATCGGCGCTGCGGTCCTGCGGCATGCCGAAGTCCGAAGCCATGCAGCTGATCAGTGAACTCAAGTCCAGCGCGGGTGATCCCGCTGGCAGCGGTGCGGGCGATCCCACCGATCACGGCCAAGAAGCCCCGGCCGTCGCACCAACCGAGGCCGACTACCTGGCCGCGCTCAAGTCGTTTTCCATCCCCAACCGCTGAGGTAAACCCAATGAAGAACAAGTACATCCTGGCCGCCGTGGTCACCACGCTGGCGTTGCTGATCATTTCCGCAGACGCGGTCGCGGGCACGCATCTGCTGTCCACCCTGTTCACCAGCCCCGAAGGTGCGCTCATGGCACCGGTGATGGCTGCCGCGCTGCCTGACGCGATCAAAGCCGAGCTGGAAAAGATCAGTGACCAGATCAAGTCGCAGGCGGAGACCGCCGAGAAGGAAATCAAGGCGCACGCTCGGCTCACTGACGAAACCCGCGCCAACGTTGACAAGCTGCTGACCGAGCAGGGTGCGCTCCAGGCGCGACTGCAGTCCGCCGAGCAGCTGGTGGCGAAGCTTGAGCAGGGCGGCGGCCAGTATGCCGCGCCGCAGTCGATGGGCGAGCAGCTGACCTCGAACGAGGACTTCCAGGCCTGGGCCGCTCGCGCGGCCAACGGAGGCGGCAGCAAATTCAATATGGACGTGAAGGCTGTCGTGACCAGCGACGGCGCTTCGGCCGGCGACCTGATCGTCCCGCAGCGCCGGGAGGGCATCATCGCCCCGGGGCTGCGCCGCCTGACCATTCGCGACCTGCTCAACGTCGTTCCGACCAGCTCCAACTCCATCCAGTTCGTGCGCGAGACTGGCTACACCAACAACGCAGACGTCGTCGCAGAAAACCCGACCGGCCTGAAGCCGGAGTCGAATCTGACGTTCGAAGCTGACCAAGCGGCGGTGACCACCATCGCCCACTGGATCCACGCCTCCCGTCAGGTTCTCTCGGACGTTCCGACCCTCCGTGGCTACATCGACGGTCGCCTGCGCTATGGCCTGAAGCTCAAGGAAGAAACCCAGCTGTTGAAGGGTTCGGGCGTGGGCCTGAACATCGACGGCCTGTACACCCAGGCGCGGGCTTACGCCAACCCTGGCGTCACCGTCCAGAACGAAACGCGCATCGACCGCCTGCGTCTGGCACTCCTGCAGGTCGAGCTGGCGGAGGCTTGGGCGGACGGCATCGTCATCAGCCCGCTCGACTGGGCGGCCATCGCACTGCAGAAGACCGACGACAACGCCTACCTGTTTGCCAACCCGCGTGGCATCACCACGCCGGCGCTCTGGGGTCGAAACGTTGTTCCGACGCAGTCCATGGGTGCCGGCGAGTTCCTGGTGGGCGCGTTCGGTGGCGGTATCGCTGCCGAGCTGCATGACCGCGAAGAGGTGAACGTCATGGTGGCGACGCAGGACGACCGCGACTTCGTCAAGAACATGGTGAAGATCCTGATGGAAGAGCGCCTGGCCCTGACGGTCTACCGTCCGGAGGCCTTCGTGAAGGGCACCATGACCGATCTCGACACCCCGTAAGGGCTGGACTAGGTCTATCGAAAGGACGGCACCGCCGTCCTTTCTCATTCGGAGATACGACATGTATGAAGTGAAGGCTCTGGCCAGTTTCGATCACCACGGTAACCGCCGTGTAGGCGATCAGTTCAAGGTGGGGAGCAAGCGTCAAGCCGACGAGCTGGCCGAGAAGGGTTTGGTCGAGGTTGTCGGTGAAGTGGCCGCGCAGGAAACCCTGGAGAAGAGCGCGGCGGAGAAGCTTGTCGAAGGGACTGCCTCCGACGTGATCGCATCCCTGGCGGGTAACCAGGACAAGGATATGTTGCAAGCCTTGCTCGCCGCAGAGCGAGCCGGCAAGAACCGCAAGACAGTTATCGACGCGCTGGAAGCTGCCGAGAAGGCGGACTGAGATGCGCCTGGTAACCATCGAACAGGCCCGGCAGCACTGCCGGGTCGATAGCGACGACGACCAGATGCTGACCCTCTACGGTGGAGCGGCAGAGGATGCCACTCAACAGTTCCTGAATCGTCGGGTCTACGAGGACGAGGATGCGCTGGCAG